GAACTCCCCCGGAGAGGGGGCAACGCGGGTTCGAATCCCGTAGCGCGCCCAATACGTTTACACGTCTTCTCTGAACGGGGTTCGTCTTGTCTCAGGTAACAACTTCCGACCGAGCCTATCGGCTTTTCATGGCCGAGGACATCAACAGTGAGACGTTCACCCTCTCTGAGGGTGTCGAGCGAACGCCCGAGCTTGATCAGGTCGCTATGGATTACATGAACGCGAAGCTTGCGCTGTATGCGGCCGTCAATCCTGGTCGACTTTTCCCCGATCGGAACCTCTACTTCTCGGGAACCCTCACGGTTTCCGAAGTCACCTCGGAGAGTGCCAGGCTCTATCCGACTTACATCTAGCAGGAGCAACACCCATGCCCACCATTTCCGGCGATGAAGAGTGCGCGGTTCACAAGAACCATATGCCGAAGCCTTACGGCACCGACCTTCACCACGTATGGCCGAAGGGCATGGGCGGCCCGGACGTGGCAGAGAACAAGGTTCCGGTATGCGCTACCGGTCACCAGAACATTCACCGGCTTCTCTCGAAGCTGGTCGACGGCCAGGGCGTCATTCCCTGGGAGGCCGAGAGGGCCTTTCATCCAGGCGAACGGAAGTACGCCAGGCTTGGCTATGAGCGGTCCGTAAGGGGCGCCCTGTGACCGTGAAGAAGCGCCGTAGGCGTAGGCCGGCGGGGTGGCTGTCTCGTCGCGAGTACGCGATAAAGCTTCGCTGTGAACAGTGGGATGTTCCTTACTCGAAGGTGAGTCGAGCGAAGGTCTTCAACCGTGACGGTTGGGTGTGTCAGCTTTGCGGCGAACCTATCGACCGGGTGATTCGGTTCCCGAAGCCACTGAGTAAGTCACTCGACCACATAGTTCCCCTGTCCCATGGCCCCGGTACTCCGGGGCACGTCGAGAGCAATTGCCAGGCCGCACATCTGGGCTGCAATTCCTCGAAGGGCAATCGCGTGTGAGTGATCCCGTTCGATAACCGGTCTATCTCCGATGCAAAGACCGGGAAACGAGGGGGCAAGCGTGAGCGACATTATCCGCTCTCCCTTCGGTCCGATCGATCCTCGCGAAGGCTTCTTTCAGTACGACGAAAAGCGTGCAACGCACGCTATCAACTTCGTTGAGAAACTGATTGTCCATACGAAGGGGCGCCATGCGGGCGCCCCCTTCATTCTCGACGAGTGGCAGAAGAACGAGATTGTTCGGCCGCTCTTCGGAACGATGATGTGGGATGACCAGTACGAGGAATACGTTCGGCAGTACCGCATTGCGTGGCTAGAGATGGCACGCAAGAACGGGAAGAGCGAACTTCTCTCGGCCTTCGCGCTTCTCGGCCTGGTGGGCGATAACGAAGAGTCCGCTGAAGTCTATTCGGTGGCGGTCGACCGCGACCAGGCCGGTTTGGTGTACAACACCGCGAAGCGCATGGTCGAGCTGAATCCGATTCTGAACAATCGACTCGAAATCATCGACTCGAAGAAGCGGATTATCGACCGGAAGACGAACAGCTTCTATCAGGTCTTGCCCGGTGACGCTGCGGGTGCCCTCGGCACGAACCCTTCAATGGTTCTGTTCGATGAGGTACTGACGCAGAAGGACCGGCATCTCTGGGACTCCATGAGACAGGGCTTCGGTACCCGTCGACAACCAATCATGATTGCGGCGACAACGGCCGCATATCGAACCGCGGCCTTCGCCCTTGAAGAGCACGAACACTCTCTTCGTGTTCGCGAGGATCAGAACCTAGATCCCGCGCGCTTCGTGTTCGCGCGCAACGTTCCCGACGATTGGGATTGGAAGGACGAAGGCAAACCGCCCTCGGCCGAGCATCCTCGGGGAACGGGCTGGTATCTCGCGAATCCCGCTCTCGGTTCCTTCCTGAACATCAACAACCTGCGGGCCGAGGCCATGGAAGCGGCCGAGAAGCCTACGGCTCAGAACAGCTTTCGAGTCTTCCGCCTGAATCAGTGGGTGTCTCAGGCGAATAGGTGGCTCGACATGCACCTATGGGACGAGAACGGTTCCCTGAAGGTCGACCGGGACCGGCTGAAGGGCCGTACCTGCGTGGGCGGTATCGACCTGGCCGCAACGGGCGACTTCAACGCGTGGCTTCTTCTCTTCTCTGGCACACCTACGGACCCGGACGGCGAAGGCTGGACGGTGCTTCCGCATTTCTGGGTGCCTCGGCCGGCGGTCGAGAAGCGGTCGAACATGAAGAGCCACTTCGAGGTTTGGGAGCGTGAGGGTTTCCTCACGGTGACCGAGGGTCCGACTACGGACTTCAAGGCCATCTTCCGGCACATCGCGAGGGACGCTGAAGACTTCCGTATTCGCTTCTTCGGCTATGACCCGTGGAATGCGACACAGCTTGTGAACGAGCTTGAAGAGCAGGGCCTTACGGCCGTGAAGGTGCCGCAGAGTGCGGCCAGGCTGAATGATCCCTCGAAGGCTATCGAGTCCGCTCTAGCGGGCAGGGAATTGCACCATGGCGGGCATCCGGTGCTTCGTTGGATGGCGGATAACGTCGAGCTTGACGTGACCGGAGACGGTTTGGTGAAGCCTTCTAAGGCGAAGTCGGGCGAGAAGATCGACGGCATTGCCGCTCTCGCTAACGCGTTCTTCCTGACTGCCCTCCCGGCAGACGAAGAGGCGCATGTGACCTTCTTCAACTTCAACGAAGAGTATTCGGACTCTGAACTAGAGGCTCTTCTTACTCCTGCCACTCGGCAGGAGGAACGGGAAGCGTACTTCTTCCCTGACGACGATTAGGAGATTCATGGATCGGCCCAACGTGGGCCGCTCCCTCCGTAACGTCGCGTCTTCCTTTGTCCCGAACGTCTTTCAGGTTGGCAGTCTCGGCTTCATTGCCGTTGGTGCCTACGACGTTGCGCGCCCTCTTGGGCACTTCGCGGTGGCCGTGTGCCTCGGGCTTATCGGTTACGCCACGGACGGGGGTAAGCGGCAGTGAGCCTGTTTACACGCATCGGAGAGATACGCGCGGCCCTCGGGGGCCTGGCTTCCGATTGGGAACGTGACGTCGAGTCGTTCGGTACCCGGACGGCTTCAGGCCGGAAGGTTTCTCGCCGGTCGAGTCTTCAGATGGTCGCGGTATACGCCTGTCAGTCCCTCATTGGTGACGCGGTCGCGTCGCTTCCGGTGGACCACTACACGACGATTAGCGGCCGGAAGGAAATCTTCGCCCGGTCGCCACAGTGGGTGAAGCAACCCAACATGTACCAGACCTCTTACGAGTTTTGGTTCCGGGTAGTTATCAGCCTGCTGTCTGACGGTAACGCGTTCATCTTCACTGGTCGGAATGACCGTGGCGAAGTGCAAAACCTGTACTGCCTTCACCCTGGGAACGTCCACATTCTTGACGGCCCGTTCGGGGATAACCGGTACGAGGTTTCAGACGACCACGGCAACATTCAAGGCGTCTTCGACCGGTCGCAAATCTTGCACATTCCGGCCTTCACGGTTCCGGGTGCGAGTCGCGGCCTGTCGCCTGTCGACACGGCCAGAGAGGCTATCGGCCTCGGGCTTACGGCCGAGGAATTCGGTTCGAGGTTCTTCGAGCAGGGAACGACGATGGCCGGCGTCATCGAGCATCCTGGGGCCCCTCGGCCGGACGAAGCGAAGCTTCTCCGGGACATGTTCCGGAAGACGCATGCGGGTGTGAAGAACTCCCATTCGGTCGGTGTGCTGACTGGTGGTGCGACCTTCAAGCCGATCACGCTTAGCCCTGAACAGGCTCAGTTCTTGGAGACTCGGCGATTCCAGAAGGCCGAGATTGCCCTTCTGTATCGCGTGCCCGCGTATCTGGTCGACTCCTCGGTTAGCTCGACCTGGGGAACCGGTATCGAGGAACAGAACAAGTTCTTCGTAGACCAAACGCTAATGCCGTGGATTGTGCGTATCGAGCAATCGGTATCGACCTTCCTTCTCCCTGGCCTTCAGTACATCCGGTTTAACGTCGACGCTCGACTTCGAGCGAAGACGAAGGACCGTTACGAGTCCTATCAGACGGCACTCTCTAACGGCTTCCTGAACGCCGATGAGATTCGGGCTATGGAAGACCTCGGCCCCCTGCCTAAGAAGCTCGGTCAGCGGTATTACAGGCCGCTGAATCTGGGTGTTGTGGGCGAAGAGGATAAGGCCCCGAAGGAAACGAAGCCTCCGGCCGGCACTGACCCCCTGGCCCCGCCGAATCCCCCGGTTGATCCGAACGCGGACCCGAACGCACAGCAGGACCCGAACGTAACGGATCAGGGGAACAAGGATGCAAATGGAGCGTAGGGCGGTCCCTACAGAGTTCGAGATTCGGTCCGAGGGCGGGAAGTTCAACTTCTACGGCTACGCGCTGAAGTGGGATGCCCGTTCCTCGAACCTCGGCGGCTTTCGTGAGCGGGTGGCCATGGGTGCCACTTCCGACAGTATCGGCCGTGACGACATTCGGGCTCTCTTCAATCACGACCCGAACATGATCCTCGGTCGGAACCGAAGCGGCACGCTTCGCCTTTCCGAGGATTCCGAGGGCCTTCACTATGAAGTCGATATGCCTGACACGACTTATGCGCGTGATCTGGCAACCGCTATGGAGCGTGGCGACGTTTCACAGTCGTCTTTTGGCTTCAAGGTAAGCGGCCCCGAGGGCGATACCTGGGCCGAGGACGAGGACGGTTTTCCGCTTCGCACTCTTCAGAAGGTCGCTCTCTTCGATGTCTCGCCGGTGACTTATCCGGCGTACACCGATTCCACTTCCGGAGTCGGTTCCCGTGCCCTCGCCTCTCTTGCTGAGATG